CTAATAATTGTTGTGGCGCGATCCCGAGTCTGACACTTAATTTAGCAATCAGATAGGTGATCGAGTCGCGCCCTAAGCCAAAGGGTCATCATCTAATACCTCGACCAAAGTCAAAGTCTCGATGAATCCTTCTCCGAATGGCTTAACAGTTTCACCCGAACGGCGGATACATTCCCAGGCTAGCCAGAAGATGTCGCTTTGCTTCTGGTCTTCGATGAACGCTTTGTGAAAGCCCTTCTTAGCGTAAATCTCAAATCCATACTGCACCAATGGAGTGATTGGATATTCTCCAACTGATCCATCTGCCCTTGTTACTTTTAGCTTTGCCATGTTGTGCCCCTTTGTTTAGTTAATTACCAAGTGCCAGTTGTGGCAGTTGTTGTCTTGCTGTTGCATTGGAATGTCAAGTCCATCATACCTTCATCGCCTACAGCACCATTGATGTCTGTAAGGTTATCTACAAAGATTGTGCCTGAGTAAAGAAGGTTTGTTGCTGATATTGCTGCGCTTGAATCTTGAATTGCTGTCCACGCCACAGTTGTGCCATAGGCAGCCTGTAGTGTTGGAAGAACGCTTGAAGCTGCTGTGTCATTCAAGAATGAAATTGTAAGTGAATCTGCTGAAAGTCCAGCAACGAACTTGTGCGCTGTATCTCCCATAGCAGTTACTTCAACGCTGTCAGATTGACGGTTCAGTGTGAAAGCAGTTACATGGTCAGAAAGATTGATTGTGGCAATCTTTAACCCGACTTTATTGTTTAAGAAAATTGCCATTGATTATTCCTCATCTTTCTTGGTTGCTGGCTTTGGTGCTGATGGTGCTACCTGCCCGATTTTGATCAGGAAGGCTTCTGTTTCTTTGTCGTAATCGGACATATTAGCTCCAGGTGGTTAGGACGGTTAAAGACATCTCACAGGTAAGCAAGTCCCCAGATGCTGCGCTTAATACGCTTGGCTGGCTTATTGCTCCCACATTGTAAACCAATGTTGATGCTGCGAGTTTATTGAACACGCCAACTAAGGCTGTTTCAATTCCATTTAGATTTCCCTCATTGTCGAACAGAGGTACTGTGATGATTATCTTAAAGTTAGCTTTAGGTGCAACAGTATTATGCTGATTGTTGCTTGGCTCTAAATATGGATCAGAAGGACTGACGATTACTGAATTAGCAAGAACGGTTGCTGGTGGGAATGCAAATGTCTGCCATTGTGTGTCATCTACTAAAGCGAGTGCAATCGTAGTTCTAAGGTTAGTAAGAGCAACTGACATTATCCGACCATCGAGTTAGGACTCAAAGCGTGAGCAATTAAGCCTCGAACGCGAGCCAATAAACTTGAGGACATCTTCCAAGGGCCAGGAGCGAAATCGACTGCTACGCCACCACTAGAACTGGTCTGACGAGCTTGCCATATATCAACTGAGATCATAAGAGCTGCTTGCTGGATTGCTGTATCTGTTGTCCAGTCGGTTGTTATATCGCCTGTAACTTTGCCATAAGGCACAATAGAATTTTTATCGGTTGCACTAGCAGCTGAAATTGTATAAGTGATTGAATAAGTATCAACAGCTGTGATTGTCTTTGTGCCATTCCAGGCACTTCCACAGTTTGTGATGACTACTGAATCTCCAACAATAAATTCATGAACATCATCAAAATAAAGTGTTGCAGTTGTTGTTGTCTTTGAATGGGCTACTGCAAAAAAATCTTTAGCCCATAACATTGGAAGCAGGACTGCGTCTGTGGCATCGCATACTTCTTGCAAAGTTGAATCAGGATATAAAGTGCCAACGCCAAGTGCGCTACGAAGCTCTGTGACTGTTGTTAATGACATTGCATATCCTTTCTAAAGACTGGGAGTGGAGCAAGGGCTGCGCCCCACTCCCAGCGACTTAGGGTGTTACTTATGCCTTGTTGTTCTTGAATGCGCCAGCGCCGACCTTTGTAGCGATTGCTCCAAAACCGTAGTAACCGATAGTTACTTGACCTGCTGCTGTTGATTCTGCACGAAGGCGGTATGTTGGTGACTCATACCATGTGTAAGAATCTGGGTTCACAATAAGGATTGATCCATCTGTGTCAGTACCTGATGCTGTGTTTGGTGTTACATAGAGGTTAAGTCCTGCAACATTTCCTTGTAGAGCTGTAGGTGCTACTTGACCACCAGCGTTTTGTGGCTGTGAGGCTGTGTAGATTGGACGACCAGCATCATTAAGAGTCATGATGTTTGACCATTGTGATGTGTTTACAATCATGTTGCGAGCAAATGGATTTGAAAGTCCAAGAGTTGCGTTGTAAACAGAAGCTGCACCGCGAGCAACAACTCCAAGAAGTTCAGCTGCTGTTGGGTAAGTTGTTATTGTTGTTGCATCAAGTGATGCGCCTGTAATGATTGCTGCGTTTACGGCTGCATCTGTTGCCTTAGCATAAGCTGCGCCCATGTTGCGAACGAGTTCATCGAAGAATGCTGGAGATGTACGATCAAGGAGTTCAACAGAGAATGTCTGTTGTCCAGCGTACTTCTTTACATCAACTGACAAGAATGATGAGTTCTGATCTGTGTCAGAGAATGCTGCGTTTTCAGCTGCTACTGCAACTGTTGGCATTGCTGTGATCTTTGGAATCTCGAATGTCATACCTGCATCTGGAAGCACTCCGCGAGAGATTGCTTCGATTGATGGGCGGATTGTTGTTCCGAGTGGGTTGATGATTTCTGACAACTGGCGTGTTGGAACTAGGCCTGCGTTATCTGATGTGTCATCTGCTGCGCGTAGGTATTGACGAGCTGTCTCGTCTCCTAGTGCTGCACGGATTGTGTTTTCTGCATACTTAGCAGCTGTGATTTCAATGCGTGGCTTTGTGTAAGCCATTGCTGTGACAGTTGGGCGAGCAGCTTCAACCGCTGGTGCTTCAACTGGTGTTGCTTCGACTGCTGGAGTGGTGTTTTCCACGGTGGCTGTCTCGCTTTCTGTTGGTTGGATTGTTTCTTCAACGGCAGATTCTTCTGCCGCAATATCAGTAACCTGAGCAGACTTGAAGGCTGGCTCTGTCACTAAACTTACTTCGACTAAGCGAGCAGCGGATACATAAGTCACGCCGTCCTTAATTTTGGATTTAAGAACTTCAGCACCAATGCTGAGTCCTGATTGCAATCCTTCTTCTGCCAGGATTAGGGCTTCTGTGCCGCGTTGTGAACGGCTGATAGAGAAGACAGCGTTTATTGAGTTTTCTGATTCAGAAAAACTTACGCCGCGACCCAAAGGTTTTTTAACATCATGCTGACTTAATAATTTTATTGACTTAGCATCTGGAATCTCGATTGAACCTGATTCAAAGATTACTTTGCCATAGTTTGTTGATCCAGCTTCGACATTCAATGGCACAATCTTGCCAGAGATAGTTCTGCTGGCAGAATCTGCTGTGAGTTCAGCTGTAAGGGTTACGATTTGTGTCATGCCATACCATTGCTTCCGTTAGGAGTTAGATCAGTCATTTCCATAGCCTGTTCTTGAGTTACAAGGTTTAGGGCTAATAGTTTTTCAAGAACTGCAAGTTCTTGTAGTGGGTCAGTACGCAAGAAGTTCTTATCAATATCAAATTTCACGACATTGCCACGAGCAGTAATATCATCCATAGATAAACGATCTTCAATCGCTGTGATGAATGGTTGTAGAGATAATGTCAAGAACTGCTTGCGCTCATCCTGGACATTTGCGTAAGTCATAGAATTGTTCTGGTCTGCTGAAACATAGTAAGCAGGAACATTGCATAATCTGGCCATTTCAGTCGCTAGTTGTTCAATGGCTTCTCCGTACATCATATCTTTAGGAGAGAATGAAACTGGAGTGTAATCAAGAGTAGATGTCAAATAAGCAGTTGAACGATTATTGCGAGCATTCTTCCAAGCAGTTAATAATCCAGAAACTTCTTTAGGATCAAGGTCAGCACCAGAGTTCTTGATATATCCAGTTGCCATTGGAGTCGATGCTGCAATCATTGCTGCCTTTTGAACATCGATGGCAGCACGAATTGATTGAACACCAGTATTTAGAATGCCATCATTGAGTGACTGGAATGTAATAAGAGAACCCAGTCCATCCATTGGCAATGTAGTTCCATCTACTGCATAAGACTTAACAAATGTATTTGTGCTATCAAGAGTTGCAGTTACGCGATGATTGGCAATCCATTCAAAACGAGCAGGACGACCATCTTCTGTATAAACTTCTACAACTTTCCAGAAGGCTTGTCCGTAGAATAAAAGTGAATCAACAGTCCAGGCTATTGTTACTGATCGTGGCTGTGAATATGCAGGTTGCTCTAGCCAGACTGGCGAACCGATTTCTTCGTTAGTAGATTTGCGATACAGTTCAAGTGGGATTGCGCCGATTGTTCCACAAAGCAAATTGCGGCATCTTTGTAATGCGGGTACTGAGATGGCTTCGTTTCTGCCAATGTAGGCATATTGAAACGGCATTGCATACGGCGAATACTCACCTAAAACTTGGGGCGCAGACTGTGCTTCGAGAAGTGGTTTAGTTTGCAGTCCGAATGTTTGCAGAAGGCGACCCATTTAGACAGTTTAGCACACAATGTCTAATACTTGACAATTTAGTGGTGTTGTGTCTAGGCAAATATCTGTGGCTTGGACTGTGGCTGTGAGAGCTTAGATACAAGCATTGCAAGACTGATTGGCCCTACAACTGGCCCAGCACTAGCTTTGCGAACAATTCTCCATGATGAGTCATTGCTTTTTGCTCCGCAA